ATCCTATGTGTACAAAACCAGATGCCTGATGTGGGCATGGATGACCTGTTCATCATTGGGTTTCTGGTTGTCGCTGTTGTAGTCGTAGTGTACTTAATGATTGAAGCATGGAAGGAGAATTAAAGTGACAACCGAAAACCAAGCAGACAACTATTTTAATTGTGTTGACCTAATCAAAACGCTGAGTGCTAACAATGCACTAGGTTTGCAACGTGTTCATGGTGGCACAGAAAACGATAATACTGTATCCGATTTGTTGTATGATATAATATACAACTTATACGCAAGGCGTGGCTTGGATAAGTCGGATTGGGAAGCGTTACGTGAGGACTTGATAAATGCTACTGACACCTAAACCACCAGAGAAAACGTGGGCAGATGCCAAGCTATATCGCTGTGACCTATATGACACACGCTATCCAGTATGCGGCACACGCCTTGTATGGGTAGTGGTAGGCCGTAAATGGGTACGCTTTTGCACACCGATACAACACGACAAGTGGCGTATCAGGCGTGAGGAATGGGACAATATACCACATGAACTATTTGTAAGGGATGAAGATGATGCCTAAATACAAAGTAACTGCCACGATGGATGTGGCATACGAAACTACCATTGAAGCTGCTGATGAAGACACAGCATGGAGCATGGCACAGGAGCATGACACAGAATGGGTGCAAGTTGACGAAGGACACGACTGGACTATAGAAGGTATATGGGAGACAGATGATGAATGATTATAAAAATTATAATGGGGAGTGGTTGTTTGCTGTTGCACGGCTCCTACAAATTAAAGGTGAACCAATCCCCGAAGCACTGCAAAAAAGAGCAGACAAACTAGGTTTAGACATAAGATTGTTTCGCTACGAAAAGGAGATTCAAGATGAATGAGATAGCTGGCGTGGTGTTGGCTTGCATGGGTACGCTGACACCAGTAGAGATTCACCTAGAGATATGGTCTAGCCACAAGTACCTGTCTGGCTGTCATGTAGCAGCGACAGAACGTGGCTTTGATTATCCTAAACAGCAGTGCTTCTGTATTGATGTACGAGATATTGTGAAAGGAGACAAACAATGATTACACTTAACCTACCAAAGAAACAAGTGAACGCCATATTGGTGGCACTTGACACAGAAATAGAGAACCAATTAGGTGGCAGACCTGTTGATTGGGAAGCATTCCCAGAGGTAGCTGCATTGCTGATGGCATACTACACAACACGTTGTAAATTTGACGAGGATGATTGCAGATGATTAAACTATACAAACTAATCATGGACAGTAAACACAACCCACTGTCCAACATACCTGACACTAACACACGTCACCTGATCATGCAGATACTAGCATGGATGTGGTGCATCATCTTCAGTATGTGGATGGGTAGCATTGTTGTGTTCGGTATTAGTGCCATAGCACATGCCTTGCTGATAGCAGGTGTGTTCATCACGGCAGGTGTATTTGAAACAGCCAAGCGTAGGCCACAATATTTTGGTGGGCTAGGCAGAGGCAATGGAGGTGAACATGAATAGATTTATTATTGACAGAGACCCAGAGGCTATTGCCCAACAGCTATGTGACCAGCACATATGCAAGATGGTATTGGAAGAAGCACAGATGTTGAACACTGCTGTGCGCATACACGCACCAGAGTTCGCAGAAGAAGCTGGCCTATACAAGATAGCTTATGAGAATCACCCATGCACTATATGGGCTAGAGAAAGCAGAATGAATTATATGTTTGGTGTTCGCCTTATGAAAGCTATGAATGATGAATATGTGTGGCGTTATCCTAAACGCAAAGAAAATGGTAAGTGGGTTACTAACACAGGCCACAAATCTATGCGGCATTTTGATGCACTCGTTGATGCAGTAGAGTATATGCCTAATGTATCTAACTTTATGACACCACACCCACAATGCTTCAGTGGACACGATGACTGCAAGACAGATGAGGATTGGCCTATCGTTGCATATCGTGCGTTCTATACGCTTGACAAAAGCAGTTTCGCTAGGTATAACAAGGGTAGAGACAAACCATTTTGGATGAACAATCCTTTAGTAATAAATATAGGAGAGTAGATATGGATTTATTATTATGGATTACTTTTTTACCACTGTTAATAATAATCTTAACTTAAAAAGGAGAATAGAGATGGCTAAAAAGCTAGAGAACATGACGCAAGATGAACGCATAGAGTATTGGACAAACGTGCGAGAGAAAGAACGCATCAATCGTAGGAACAGGATAGCCAAGCTGTCTATGGAGCAACGTGCGGCTGTTATATCTGTACATAATTTGCTGGACACTGTGCTTGATACTGCACTGCATCCTGATATGGGTGGTATCAGAGCCGTGACTGCGTTTGACTTACAAGAACTGTCCGATGCAATGCACACATTACAATTTCAATTTAACTTGAAAGGAGAATAGATATGCCATTAGATTATATCCCTGAGAACCTAGACTTTGACGTAACCTTTGAGCCTACTCGTATAGTTGATAAGCAGTACGTCATTAACAATAACACTGGCGAACCTATTGCTATAGTTGGCAAAGACTTTTCTAGAGGAGTTAGGTCACATGGTGACTTTTATCGTGACATCATGGGGAGAGTGACAGACAATCTTTCCTCACATGAGATAGAAGGGGCTAGTATTGTGTGGCGTGACGCTCACAACAATGGTTGGGCTATGATGGACATGACCTTGCCTAACATGAAGCACACTATCGTTACGCCAAAGCATGAGACAGAGATTGCACAACGCATCATTGCATTGCATGGTGTGGATGGCACGTGTTCTAACACAGTGCTGTTTGGTGCTATCGACTTCTTCTGCACCAATGGCATGATACGTGGTGAGCATGACAAGGTGAGGCGTAAGAACACTAGTGGTTTTAACCTTGATAGATTTGGTGAACAAGTACAAAAATCTAATAACGATTTTAAAAATTACCATGCACAAATACAACGGTGGGCTAACAAGTCTCTGTATGTAGGAGATGTCAAAGCCATGCTTGAATCGCTTGACAAAGGCAAGGCTGATGGATTGTTTAAGTTATACAATCAAGAGGCTGCTGTGCGTGGTAACAATGGCTTTGCGTTGTACTCTGCTTTCACAAACTATGCAAGCTATGCTGATGAACGTAATGGTTTTAAGCTGCGTAATACTGGTAAAGACACTGCCGCTAAGAATATGTGGGAGCGTGAAGAAAAGGTAACACGTTGGATTGAAAGCAAGCCATTCAGGGAGTTGATTGCAGCATGAAGTACATACTAGCAATGGACTATGATGACATGGGCTTTGATGCTGACGGTGTAGGTGACTATTGGTACACCGCCACTAACTACAAAGATATGGACAGCGAAGAGGAAGCGTTGTCCTATCTTCAAAAGAACATATGCTACGAAAGTGGCGAACTGGTAGGTAGTAAAACTATCAAAGAATACTGTGATGAGTTTTCTAGCATCAGGTTTTATGAAAGGAAACACTAATGAAGACTGTAAAACATCTTGTGGATAAGTATTATAATTCCAATGATTTCAAGATGTTACGAAGCAGAACTAAGAAAGATTATAGGTACTTTCTTGGTATCATGCTGGATGATTTTGGTTCTGTGAATTTTTGTGAACTCACAAGTAAGCAAGCCAAACATGCATATGAAGCATGGGTTGGGCGGGGCATCAGTCTCGCCAACCATGTATGCACTGTGTCGTCCACGCTGTTTCGTTACGCTATTGAGATGGAGTATGTGCAGGTCAATCCGTTTGCCAATGTCAAGCGCAAAACGTCACCGCAACGTAAGGTTGTGTGGACAGAGGATGATGTGCGTCAATTCCTTGACACTGCTTATGGTGAGTTTCAGTGGCGTAGTATCGGACTGATAGTACACATGGCATATGAGTGGTGTCAACGGCTAGGTGACATGCGACTATTGACGTGGGATAACCTAGACTTGGAAGCTAAGAAGCTATATCTTGAGCAGTCCAAGCGTAGGGCAGAGGTAACTTTGCCCATAGAAGATGACCTGCTTGATATGCTGGTACAACAAGAGCAAGACTTTGGCTTTCAACAGTACGTTGTTCCTCGTACAACGCCCGTACACGGGCAGTACGAACCGTACAGTATGGAGAGACTGTCCAAAGCAGGAAGGGACGTTATGCGTGAAGCTGGGCTGTCTGACGAGTTACGTCTGATGGACTTACGCAGGACAGGTACAACACAAATGGTAGAGGCAGGTGTATCTATGGGACAAATCATGTCGGTTACGGGACACAGTAACCCACAGTCAGTAAAACCATATATGAAAAATACGTTTGCCAGTGCAAATAATGCATTGACAACACGTAAATCTCATGGTAAAAGCACTTAACTGCCGCAGAGGAAAGTGATATATACATGAATAATATAAATAACATTATAAGTGATATAGATATACCCAATGGACATACAAAGCGTATGAATTGTCCTGAGTGTGGGGGTATCAAAACATTCACAGTAACAAATAATATGGGTAGTCTTGTGTGGAATTGTTACAAGGCTTCCTGCAATGTACGTGGCGGCAACCGTGTACACCTAAGTGCAGATGATATACGTGCTGGGTTCACTGGTGCAAAAGAGTTTGCAGAAGATACCTTTGAACTGCCAAGCTATATCATACCGCATCGTAATAGGCGGTCTGTACTGAAGTTCTGTTATGAGTATGGCTTTGAGCCAGACGATGTTGGCGTTAGCTATGACATCAAAGAAGATAGAGTTGTGTTTCCTATATCACACAACGGTAAACTTGTAGATGCTACGGGACGTGCATTGGGCAAGCGATTACCTAAATGGAAAAGATATGGAAAAAGTGGCTTGCCTTTTACCCACGGGTGTGGTAATGTCGCAGTAGTTGTTGAGGACTGTGTGAGTGCAGCCGTTGTTGGTTACGGTTCCTTTGTCGGGGTTGCGCTTCTTGGTACATCTCTACAAGATTCGCATAAAGGGTATCTTGCACAGTTCTCGACAGCGGTAATAGCATTAGACCCCGATGCATTACCAAAGACTTTGCAGATGGCAAAGGAATTGCGTGGTCATGTAAACGATGTTCGTGTACTACGTTTGACTGACGATTTGAAATATCGCAACCCGACAGATATGGAGAAGCTGAATGGAATTATCAATAATTAGAAGCCTTATGGACAAGTCCTTCTATGACGATCACCGTGGTTCCAAGTGTCCACCACGATTGTTTAGTAAGGATGCCCGTAAGATTAAAGAAGCTATAGACACAGCTATGGATAGGTATGAACGCACTGTCACACCTGATGAGGTAGAGGCACTGTTCATGTCTAATAATCCAACGCTGACTACAGCACAGAAGCAAGCCTATACATCCATGTTTGCTTCTATTAAACGAGAGCAGCCTATGGGCAGTGACGTATCACAAGAGGTATTGTCCAAGCTGTTTCAGCAGGTAGTAGGAGAGGATGTAGCCAACATAGGGTTCGACATGGTGAATGGAGACCCAGCTACGTTGGAGAGACTACGTAACCTGCTTGAGCAATATGGAGATGACTTCATCCCTAACCTCAACATTGAGTGGGATGACATCACGATTGAGACATTGATGGCAAAGGCTGAACTAGAAGCACGAT